GCGAGCGGCGCATCCGCCGCCTCGTCCCGCAACCGAGCCCAGAACTGCTCGCCGTAGCGGTCGGCACCGAGCAACCAGAGCGCCGCGCGGGCGAGCACCGCGCAGTCCAGCGCCTCGTTCCGTTCCCGCAGCTTGGCCCATTCCTGCCGAGCAAAGCCGCGGCGGTCCTTGGTGGTGCGCAGCTGCTCCGCGACCAGTTGCTTGACCCACTCCACCTCGATCGCCCGGGGCAAATGCACCCAGCCGGGCGGCAGCTCCTCCGCGTCGCCGCGGCCGAGCCAAAGCCGGCGATAGAGATCGGCCTTCCAGGTCGAGACCGAGACGGTCCACAGCTTGAGGCCGCGCCGGAGCTTCTGGCCATTGACCAACGCATCAACCGGCGTCGGGCCCTGGACGGGCTGAGCGCGGTTCCAGCCGTCGATGCCCTTGGTCGGCGCGATGCGGGGATCTCGCAGGCGGCGCAGATGGCCATAGACGGCAGCGGTGTCGCGGCCGCCGGTATCGACGCAGAGCCGGGCGATGCGCAGGGTGCCGCCGCCATGGCGTGGCCAATCCCGCGCCAGCAGCCTGGCCAACTCGTCCCAGGGTTCCCGATCCCGCGGGCTGCCGGGGATCACCACATGATCGACCAGCCAGGAGGTGAAGCCCTCCGCCCAGCCCCAGACGTCGCACTCGAGGCGATCGTCCTGCACGTCCACGCCGGCGGTGAGCACCAGCGCGCCGGGCGGGACCACGCCCATGGCGAAATCCTCGCGGCGCTCGACCAGGCGCTCCCAATCGGGGGCCTCGCCCTGCTCCTGCCAGGTCTCCCCCAGCACGGTGTTCTTGAAGGTCTTGACGTCCTCGGGCTTGCCCTGGGCCGCCTCCCAATCCCGGGCGATCTGCTCCCAGGACAGCCATCCCACCGGGGAGTAGAGCGCCGAGATGTGAAAGCCGATGGTGTGCGGGTCCTGGCCCTCGGCCGTCGCGCGCCATTCGCCGCCGCCGAGCATGGCGGTCTTGTCGTGCTCCTGCATTGGGTGGTCGCAGGCGGAACAGTGATACCGCGCCGTCTCCGGCGCACCCTTGTCCCAGAGCAGCCGTTCGAAGCGCAGCCACTGCATCTCCCCGCACGCCGTGCACGGCACGAAGAACCGCCGCTGGTCAGAGGCCAGGTACTCCCGCTCGATGCGGCTGCGCCCGGCGATGGTCGGCGTCGAGACCAGGAAGGCCTTGCGCCGCCAGCCGAAGGTCCGCGCCCGCGCCTCGGCCAAGGCAATCGGATCACCCTCGCCGGCGACATCACCGGGATAGGCGTCCACCTCGTCGAGGAACAGGAACCGCGCCGTCATCGAGCGTAGCCCGACCGCGCTGTTGGCCCCGGTCAGGACCAGGATGCCGCCGGGGAATTCCTTCGACAGCATGGTGTTGCCGCTGTCGCGCGCCCGGGCCGGGGCAACCCGCTCCCGCAACGCCGGGGTTTCCTCCAGCAGCGGGTCGATGCGCTGGCGCGAGAAGCGCTTGGCCAGTTCCACGGTCGGCTGCACCGCCAGCGCAGGCGCCGGGACATGGTGCATGATGTAGCCGAGCCAGTTGTTCCCGCTCTCGGTCGCGCCCACCTGCGCGCCCTTCATGAATACGACCCGCCGGGCGGGATGCACCGCCGACAGCGCGTCCATCACGTCCTTCAAATAGGGCGTGCGGCTGGTCCGCCAGGGGCCGGGCTCCGCCGAGGCCCGGCTACCAAGCATGCGATGGCGTTCGGCCCATTCCGAGACGGTGAGTTGTGGCGGCGGGCGGAGCATGGCGCCGACACGCCGGCGCACATGCTCACGGCTGCGGAGACCGATCCCCTCCGAGGCCTGCGGGATCGAAGCGATCGGCCGCCTCCGTGAGCAGGTCGTTGATGTGGCTCTGCAGGATGGTCTGCAGCAGATGCGGATCGACGCTGATCTCGGCGGCGATCAGGCCCGAGACGCGCGCCGGCCAGTTCAGCAGCGCGTCGCGCATGGTGCTGCCGATCTCATCGAGCGCGGCATTGGCCTCGGTGACGTCCAGCAGCCGGCGCTTGGTCTCGTCCAGCGAAAGGCGCTGCGCCTCTACCTTCAGCGCGAGCTGCGCGACCTTCAGCCGGGCGAAGGGCGTGCCGTCCGCGGTGGCGCCGCTGGCCAGGGGCGAGCGGACGGGGTCGGCAGTCTCCACGAGGCGGCGTCGGGTCTTGTCGATGTCCCACTGGCCGTCCGGCTCTCGGGCAATTCGGCCGGCCCGTTCAGCCTTGTGGATGGCGATGTCACTGACGCCGAGGCGACGGGCGGCCTCGCGCGTGGAGGCGGTCAGTTCCGGCATGGCGGCAACCTCCCGCCGCGCGAGGGGGGCAGCCAGGGCGCCCGAGAATGATGCGAATCCAGCGCCTTATCAGCTTGGC